TCGCCCCAGTCTATGGAGACAGCCCTGCCTGTGATGGTCATATAGAACGGCATCCACGCGGCCCAAGATGAGTCATAGACGCCAGCGGCAATCAATTCGATTGTCCTGTATGGCGCAGGCCAGATTAACTCGTGGCCGAGCCTGACCTCAGAGATCGGAGACTGTCCGAGCCGGATGTCAGTGATCATGTGGCGCGGGCCGAGCCGGCTTGATACCTGAATCATAGGTGCTGCCTCCTGTCAATTGTAGATCAGGTAAATTGTGTTTACGTCGTATGATGTCAGGGCCTCATAGGCGGTCCGGGAGATCACGACATGGGTATAGCCGGAGCCACCGCCTCCCCCGCCGGTTCCCACGCCAGCAGACAAGCTTCTCACCGTCTTGGCCATTTCATCCTGCCCGGTATCCTTCAGGGACGGATTTCCAGTGCTACTGATTGTGGCAACTTCATCGGAAATGGTGATACCCATGGACATAACAGAGCAATAGTAGTCCTTGTTCGCGTCCACCACATCGATGCGTTTCCCTGTCCAGAACGGAAACTCCGCGGGGAACAGGGACATTTCCGCAGCGAAATGCCTGGTTGCGGCCGTAGTCATAAACTGATAGGCATTTTGAGCGACCGAGGTACACACGCTTTCTCCCTGGCCGGTCAGGAGGATGTTGTTCCGAATGTGAAGAGGATTGCTCCCAGCGTCGGTCGGATAAGAGTATTTCGCTGCGTTCGTTTCAGGAGGATGGACAATCACGCCAGTACAATCAGCAACGCTTGTAAGGCTATGGCTAAACCCGCCGAGCTTGTATGCGTATGTGTTCGGTATATCGGACATATCCGCCATGGGACCAATTGACGTTGCCGCCCCAGGATATTCGTAGCGATGCGCCGTTACCGTTCCGTCATCATTCGTGGTCGGCGCGGTGTCAGACGTGTAGCTCACATCCCAGAATACGCCCCATATCTCGCCTGCATAGGAGAGTACGTCCCTGCACGTCAGGTCGTTCGTAGACAGGCGCTTGACCTGAAAATCAAGCGGGTTTGACGGGAGCGAAATGTTCACACCAGCTGTGGTCCCGGCGGTCTGAACCAGTGTAGCCAGTGAGACGGTACTGCTTTCGGACGGGAACAAACTGGGCAACTGTCCAGAAAAATCTTTATCCAGCCTCTGCGCAATGTCGTACGCGGTGACGCTGTACGTTCCGTTACCAGGAACGGACGGATCAGAAAAGTACCGTCCGAGATATCTCCATGTCTCAGTGACCTGGTTATATAAGGACAGGTCTATCGCGGTGCCTGGAAGCGGAGCGGATGCTACATCTCCGAATACGACCAGTTCGATACAAGCAGAGGCGACGCAACCAGGATGAAGGTCTTCCAGCGCGTTTACCTGCTTTTTATATGAGACGCTTTTCACCTCTCTGGTGATCTCAACGCCAGAAACCGGATACGAGACTTTCCATTGCGGCATGTTTTTCCCTCCCAGGCGAATTATTTTTCGATGACGTTTATCGTGAAGTTGGTATAAACACCCTCGTTATAGAACGATGAGTACGAGTAAGATTCATAACTTGATTGAGCCGCGTACGCCTGCATGGATTGAGTCAGTCCCTGATCCCGGAACGTGAACGTGAACTCCTGGCCCTGCATGAGGCTCATGACGTATCGGAGCTCTGTGTCCGTTATAAAGTTGTAGGCAATCGTGACCTTTCGCACGTCCCTCCGCACCCAGTCGATATGCATGTAACCCGCAGCATCCCGGCCCGATGAGGGGCCGGCGATGTTTTCGTGCGAGATTTTACAGGGAGTAGACGGAATATAGATCTCGTTGCTTCCGACCATCCAGTATCCTCTGGTGTCAAGCCTGTTGATACTCATTAGTTGCTACCCCCTATCCGAGTGCGTTTACGCCGGTCATTCTGGTTTGCTGCCTATTACGATACAGGACAGCGTCATACAGCCCGGCATCAGAATTGTATCCGGTTCCACCGGCAGCCAAATTGGAGTCGTTCATGGCTCTCAGCATCGCGTTGTACATTTCATTCGCTGTCATCGGCGCCTGAGACGCTGCGGCAGGAGTGTAAGACGAGCCGATCGTTACGACCGCCTTTACAGCTGACGCAACACCGCGCGAAACGGACGCCACAATGTCATCATTCGTCGCAACGGCGGTGTGTCCTCCGATCGTTCCGACCATTTCCGGACCGGACTCACGTGCATAGAACAGTTCGCCTACAGACGGGAAGCCGCCGGTAGCGAATGCGTTCGCGCGGAACTGAGTGAACTGAGTCATAGCAGCGCCCAGCATATTCCCAAGGCTGCCGTACGAGGACTGACGGTCGATGTTTATGCGCGGAATTGTTTTATCGATGTTTGCGATCTCAAACAGCCGATTAACTCCATCTATAATGGTGTTAATGCTGTCCGCAGCAATCTCTGCCAAATCCAGGAAGAACTGCTTCCAGTTCCGCTCGCCCGTGGAGGTGTCCGTCTCAAGGAAGTCCTTGATAGTGTCAACAACCGGCTTCAGATGCTCGTATAGAAGCATCAGCCCGGAGTCATTAGACGCGCCGTATTCCAGGAACGCGCCTATGAGCGAACCAAAAGAGTCCGCGGTAATACCTTCCTGCATGATGGAATTCAGCGTATCGAACAGGGTGGTCAGACTCTCTATCTTGGCCATGACCTTATTCCGCTGAAGGTCGGCCAACGGCTGCAGGATAAACTCGTCAATGACGTCTCCGACAGGCCTGAACGTAACCAGCGCAGTAGAGAGCATATCGATTGCGGCTGCGAGCATTTCGATTGTTTTCGGCGCCGCCTCTTCAATGGTCCACTGGGCCATGGGAAGCATGACGTCCTTCCACAATTCACGAAGCAGCGGCAACGCGGTCTCGGCGAACCCTCTCAGGGAGGCCAGGAATTCGTCAACGCTCTTGAGGAGGGGCTCAAAATTAACACCCGCCGCCCAATCTGCGGTGTCCCCGGATACATCTTTGAAGAAACCAAGCACGGCAGAAACGATTCCCAGGATAGACTCCATGATGGAGTTACCGTGCGAATCCCACGCATCGCCGAGGTTTGTGGCCAGGTTCTCCACGAGAGTGTTCAGGTTTGTCATGGTGTCCAGCGCGTTTGCAAAAATTTTCTCACCGAACCCATCGTTCCACACGCTGATAAACGAACTGCCTATCTTTCCGATAAGGCCTGCGACCGCGTCCAGAGATCCGAAGAGAGACTCTATAAAGCCGTCACCACGGCCGCCATCTTTCCACGCCTTCGTAAAAGCGTCGCTGATACTGGTTATCAGATCAAACACAAGGCCGAGCGTCGCGTACATCGTATCCAGGAAGCGCGCTCCATCTCTCGATGCGAAGAACCGGCCAATTGAATCCATAACGGCGTAGACAGCCTCGCCAACCGAAGCAAGCGCATTCTTAGCCTTTTCGACGATGGGGGCCCCGTTCCGCTCCCACGAATCTTTCAGCGCGCCCCAGATCTGACCAACAACAGCCCTTGCTTTCTCTGCGGCCGCCATAAGGCCGGACAGAGCCGTGTTGCCCTCGTTAACGAGTGGAACATACTCAAACAGAGTGCTGTAATCCAAGTCGGTTCGGTCGTTCTTGTTTGCGCCCGTGCTCCCGGAGTTGGGGTCCGGCATGACGTTCAGTTCGTCAAACGGAGCCAGCCAAGCCTTAAGATCCTTCAGGGAGGACGTCGCGCTGTCTGCGTTGTCCTCTATGTTTTGGAAAAACGTAGGAACCTTCCGAGCCCTGGTCCAGTAGGATGCCCCGGTTACCACGGCGAACAGCCGGTTAAGGACGTTGATGAAATCAACGAAACGATCAACCACGATATCCAGGACCGGAACGAGCCGGTTAATCAGCGGAGCGAGCATCGCGCCGAGGCTGTTCTTCAGGTAGAGAAGCGATGTGGCCGCCCGGTCCATGCTCTCCGCAAATTCACCACCGTGAAGCGTAGACCACTGGTAGAGATTGGTAATTCCTTCGCTAAATCCCTCCGTGATTATCCTGATGGTGGATCGGATCATCCGGTAAAACATAATGCGTCCGAAGGAACTCATTATTGTTTGAATCTTTTTTGATACGCCTGAAAGCGTCTTATTAAGGAGCTTCACACTCATAACCGGACCTGTAAATCCAGCAACCGCCTTCACGGCTTTTCCGGCGGCCGATTCAACCTTACGCAGTACCGAAACGACGGAGGAAAGCGATGCCGAGGCACCATCAACCGAAGAGGATGCGGCGCCGATGCCGTCAATGCTATCCGTCGCCCCTGTTGCTCCGGACCTGATGCTGTCCAGCGCCGAACTCAGACCGGTCATAGCGGCAGCCAGCGAATCAATGTTCGAAAAATCGATCTGCGAAATACGCTCAAGGAACGCTTCAAGGTTTCCGAGTGCGGCTGCTCCATCCCTGGTTTTTGTCAAAACGGAACTGATTTTCCCCATTGCGGTTCCGATCCGGGCGAGTCCTTCGAGCCGCTCAGGATCAATCCGCCCAACGACCTTCGAGAACGCCGCAAGGGATTTCGCCTGGGATGAGAGATCCATCGGGCCGGCCGCAGCCACCTTGGTCAGTCTGGTCAGGCTACGAACCATCGAATCGAACGTTTGAACATTATCTATACGAATCGAACCGAGCGTGTTCATAGCCTCTGCGGTCCGTTCGGCCTGGGCCGGGTCGAGACCTCCGGCCCCGCTCTTTCCGAGACGGTTCAGTGCGTTCGCGGCCTTCGATATCTCGTCAACGTTCGGAACGGATATTTCGCCAAGTTTAGAGACGAATACGCCCAATTTTCCGAAGGACAGCGGAGCCTTTTCCAACTGTTTCGCCGCGGACGAGATCTTACCGATTGCGCTTCCGAGCTTGTATATACCATCAAACTTCGCCGCGTCCAGCTTCGATACGCTTTCCGCCAGGCGTTTTACACCGTCTGTGACGCCGGTCAGGTCCATCTTCTGACCTGACAGCTTTTGGAGGCCGGTCAGAGCCTTCTGTAGCTTTTCAATACTTTTGATAGCGGATTCTGCGGAACCGACTATTTCAAACCTGAGTCCGTCCATATCCGTCATGTAGCTCTTCCCCCTCTCCTGTTTGATCGGAACGCTCCTTTTCGCGCTCCGCGTTGAATACCTTTGCGAACGCCGCTACATTCCGTTGAATTCTCTCGTATCGCTCACGAGCCTCACGTTCAGCCCGTGCTTTTCGCTGCTCCGCGGTGATATCGAACGGCTCCTTCAGATAGTCGTTCGGAACGCGGGCTTTCGAGAACGCACGCAGAATAGGCGCTGTCGCACAGATCGCTTCGTAGACGTAGCGACCTTGCAACCACAGCATGGTGTTTTCCTGAACGCGCTTCAACTCGTATGCCTTTCGATACTGTTTGTGTGCGGCAACGTCTCCCTGCCAGAATTGCCTGTATGTCATTCCGTACGACATATAGAGCGGACAGGCTTGTTCAAAGGCATCCATCAACGACAAAGGGCGGGCGGCAGTCTCATCGCCGCCATCCCGCCCGGTAGTCTCGGACAGTGACCCGTCGTTTAGGTCAGAGTCCAGTTTGCGTTTCCCTCAGCATCCTCATCATCATCAACAAGGGCGTTGACGGCCTCTGCATACATGGAGATCAGCTGCTCCAGGAGTTCCTGCTTGTGGTTCATCCGCTCGTAAATAACGGCCGTCTGCGACTTGGTAATTCCGCGGTGATGCTGAACAAACGCCCAGTGGATCAGAAGCGGAATCATAGCCGCCGGCTTCGTGGTGATCTCAGACAAGACGAAACCGTCCTTTGCACACTGTCCTGCGGTCTGCAAGGTGTACTCCAGCGTGTAGTCTTTCTTGCCGTCTTTGTAGTGAATCTGTGCCATAATTTACCATACCCTTTCTATCGATGATGATTTGTTCGTGCTTATTTAGGTAGTGCTAAAGGTCATGTCGGACGCAGGAACCACGTGGATCTGCATCTCGCGAGATTCGTCAGCGCCCTTGCCGACGATACCAGCAGTGACGTAGCCATCAAAGAGCCACTTGCCGTCGGAGCCGGTCGGAGTGATGGTGCCATCAGCGGCCTCGTTGCCGCCGAAATAGAGCGCCAAATGCTTCACGGTGCCATCGTCCAGCGCCTTCACGGTCTGATAGTCCGACAGGGTGTAGTTCGCAGTGAAAGCCATGTCGCCGCCCGTATCGAGCAATCCTCTTGCGTAGACATGCATTTTGTGCTCCAGGTCGGTCACATCGATGGTATTCACGTCGTTCATAAAGTCGGGGTAATCCTTAATGGGGCACAGCTTCGAATAGGTGATGGTGCCAGTGCCGGTGCCCACCATCAGGAACGTCATGTAAGTGATAGTAGCAATATCAGGCATATGCGTTCTCCTCTCTGTTAAAACTTGTAAAAGCGATAACCGTCAGTTTTCAGGCGGTATCTCGCCTTGATCATGTAAATAGATGATTCGGAATCGAAATATCCCTCGGTACGGACAAACCGCTGTCCGTTTTTCCGCCTCATGATATCGTCGATCTGCGACAGGATCTCAATGCACTGTGACCGCTTGCCGGAGGTCTTGTTTGAGAACACCGTAACTTCGTACATGAGCGCTGTGATGTTTTCCTTCATGGTATTATCCATGGACGATTCCACCACATAGTTGTCAGCTTCGATCACTTCTACACAAGGGAATTTAGCCGGAGCCGAGACGCGCTCTCCCGTAACGAATATTCCGGGGAACTGCAAACGAAGTGGGGTTGCTATATCGGTAAATATATAAGGAAACACATTAACCATTTAGCAACACCTCCTTTGCGATCCTTGTGACGCTTTCCGTAATGTCTTTCTGGGCGATATACATGGGCATTTCGGGCGGATTACCGTACGTATGGATACCGCTTCCGGGGACGTACCAGCCCTTCGGGTCGTCCCAGTGGCCTTTGCCATCCGGGTACGTTCCGGGACCCATTCCGAGGTCGGAAGCCATCGGATGTGCCGCGTCGTAGTTGTAACGAATACCGGCGCCGAACTCAATGAAGAGAACTGCTTTTCCATTTGCGATGACCTCGTAACGAGCCGGGCCTGTACGTTTCGTAGTGACCTCTGCGTCGTTATTACCGTCATATTTCGCCTGGAGGAATCCGATCTGTGCGACTTGGACCCCGAGGTCTGCGAGCCGCCGGACGATCTCATCCATCTTATCCTTCAGGCGCTTCTTTTCGGATTCAAGATCTCTAATGAGCCGTCCAATGTCATCAGGCGTACAACGATAACTCTTTTTCACGACACATCGACCCGCCTTACAGCGATACTGATTCCGTTCAAGCTCTTAGCGATACGTCTCACAACGTAGTCGTGCTTGCTCCATTCGCCGTTCGTCTGAATCGGTTTCGTATCAATATAGAGAACCGAGTCCTCCTTCACCTTGTCGTAGTTGTCAAGGTTGCCGAACTGCTCTGTGATGGATGCGCCTGTGGCCGGGCTCACGTTCGCTTCGAACGGAACCGGGTCGGAATACGTCGTATTGAGCTCAGCGGTGTCGAGCACGTTGCCCCACTCGTCCGTAGTCGTGATTGGATCAACAGAGGAAAACAGCCGGTAATAAATGGTCCGCCTGTTTCTTTGGAGCGATCTCATTTGACCGCCCCCACTCTCATGATAGGAATCACGTTCTTGTGGATATAGTCGAGCATATCGCTGTACTTGAACGTTCGCTGTATACCGTTTTCGTTGTGGACCGATTCGCCCTCAGCGCCGGCATGGGTGTATCCGGCAACGACAGAATAGATCTGTGTCACTTCAAATCGGGGCGGAAGATCGGTCTTATCAGCAGGAACGCCGCCCACCAACGAATAGCGCCATGACAGGATCTCCTGCCTTGCAAGCGACAGATACGTATCGAGCTTTTCCTTTGACGGCAGCTGTCCGCCATCATCGAGCAGTGTCGTGATCATTTGGATTTTGTCTGCTTCCGTCATAGGACGCCCTCCTTACGATTTTTTCGGACGGCCACGCCTTGGTGCGGCCTGTGCCTTCTCACTGTTGTGTTCCGGTTCGGATTTAACCGGTTCGGCCGGGGAGCATTTCTGCTCCTCCGGCTTTTTCGTTTCGGTTTTCAGCAGCCCAACAGTAATGCTGCCATCAGCATGCCTAATAACCATGGTAAGTATCAGGCGTGGGACACGTAAATACCCTTGGTCTTCTGGCCCTTGACAAACGTGTCATGGTAAATACGATAGTCCAGTTTCCAGGCGTCAGCTTCCTGGTTTACCTCAGGACTGAACACACGAGGAACCACATGCTTCACGACCTGCATAACCGCGGAGGGATGGACGATCATGAAGTTGATGGTATCGCCGGAAACGGTGAAGCCGCCAGCGGCACCGGAAGTGGTAGGAGCGTTGATGGTGACAGCGGTGTTGAACCGGCCGGCAGGCACGGTGATCACGCGCATGTCGTTGTAGATCTCAACGTTATAGTTGACGTTGTTGTCGCCGTTCATGACCATGCGGGTCACGCCGGACTTGATCAGCTTGTACACGTCAGGAGTCACGAAGAGGATACGGCCCTCATAGGGAACCTCGGCGTTATCCAGGGTGGCAGTCGCAGTGTCAATGGATGCGATGGTGGCTGCGCCGGTGCTCAGAGTCTCAGTAACGATCTGAGAGTTGTCAGCGCTGGACGCGATCTTAGCAAAACGATAAGCGTCAACCTCGGGGATGACCTTGTTCCGTTCGAATTCGCCCATCAGGGTGCCGAACGCCATGCCCAGGGTCTCATCGTTGTCCATGGCGTCAACCATGAAGGAACGGCCGCGGTCCTGGGTGATCTCGTAGTCCTCCCAGCCATCGGTAGCGTCACCGGGAACAAAACCGGCGTTGCGGTCGTAGTTAGCCAGGCCAACGAGGTTAGTCACGAACAGGGAGGCCTTCTTGGCACCAGCCCAACGGACGCGCTCTTCGGCGGTGTCCAGGATAGCGGACTTTGCGCCGGCCTTATAAATCTCGTCGAGAATAGGCAGATACTTCTGCACAAGTGCGATGCTGTTGTTTACGGGAGCAGTGACTGTGGTAGCCATACTACACCAATCCTTTCTTTATTTTTTCGGGGGCAGGCCGAAGTAAGAACGGAGCTTGTTGTCCGCTTCAATGTCTGCCTGCGTTGCTGTCGGAGGAGTTCCGACGGAGAGTTTGGGCTGCTGCTTCAGAGCCGCTGCCTCAAGCTCTTTCTGTTTTTCGCTGAGAAATTCTAACTGAATGGAAACTACGTCAGAAGACCGGCCTTCCACCATAGCCTCTGCCGCGCGCGTTGCCATTTCCTGGGAATACCCGCCGCTCATATACTGAGTGATCAGGCCGGACATTACGTCTTTTCTCTCATACTCTGCGAGCTTCTCTTTCATAGCCGCTTCGGCTTCAGCCCGCTCAGCCTCGGCGCGCTCAGCCTCGGTCTGCTTTTCCCGGAACTGCTTTTTCCAGGAGGCGGCGTCCGCATTGGCCTTAGAAATCGCCGCTTTCAGCTTCTCCACCGTGGCGTCGTCCTGCTTGGGCACGTCAATCTCATAGTTTGTGAG